ATCCTGACGGAAACGATCATGCAATCTCGGCACTTAGATATGCTTATGAGCCGTTATTTAACAGGAGAGGTTACAGTGCATAATGAATAGCAAAGAAAACATATTTAAATGTTTGGAAATTCTGGATAAATTCCAGTTCTTCCAAGGACAAAGAGCTGGAAGAGAATTGTGGAATGGCAAACCAGCAAAGATACAGAATGAAGATATAAAGAGCTTCAATAAAGACATAGAGTTTATCAGAAATGTGCTGAAATCAACTAATTCAGGTGATTAAATGGGACTTATAACAACACTAAAAAGGTGGTTTAACATGATTTTCAAAAAACAAGCTGAAGAGGATTTCAATATCCAAGCGGCAGAATTCCCGGAGATGGAATCACTGATTAATAAATGTGCGAACATATACCGAGGCGTTCCATATTGGCTAGATGATAAGAATAATATCCAGACGATCAATTTCGCGAAATCTGTCTGTTCAGAGACAGCCCGGCTCGCAACATTGGCGATCGGCATTCAGATTGACGGTTCTGCAAGGGCTACATGGCTTCAGGAACAGATTGACAAGGTATATTTCCAGATTCGTCACTGGGTAGAATATGGCTGCGCCTATGGAACAGTATTTATCAAGCCAAACGGTGAGAGCCTTGATGTATTTACTCCGACAGATGTGATGATTGTAGATTATGACAATCAGGAGATTAAAGGGATTATTTTTAAGGATTCTTATACCGTTGGGCGGAAATGCTATACAAGGCTTGAATATCATAGGTTTGTTGAGACCACAATAAATGGCGTGACGACCTATCCGTACTACGTTTCTAACAGGGCTTATGTGTCGAAATCCCCTCAGAGCATCGGAGATAAAATCGACCTTAAACAGACCAAATGGGCTGACCTCATGGCAGATACACCACCGATTCTCAAGGCAAACGGTGAGAAACTGGACGGACCTCTGTACGGAGTACTACGGACACCGCAGGCGAACAATGTAGATATCAGCACACCACTTGGACTTCCGATATTTGCCGAAGCTATCGAAGAGCTGAAAGACCTTGACATTGCATACAGCCGCAATGCCGGAGAGATTTTTGACTCGCAGAAGATTGTTCTGGCAGATGATAGACTGCTGATGCCAAGTGGCACACCTGTAGCAGCCATGTCACCACAGGGCATGGAGAACAGACGCAATGAGATGAACTTACCGCACTTTGTCAAGAATGTATTCGGACAGGATGAAAAAGAGTTCTATCAAGAAATCAATCCGCAGCTCAACACAGATACCCGTATAAGCGGTATAAATGCTCTTTTAAGCCAGTTGGGATATAAGATTGGATTCTCCAACGGATATTTTGTTTTCAACGAATCTAGTGGCATTCAGACAGCTACAGGAGTAGAAGCGGAACAGCAGAGGACAGTGCAGTTTATCAAAGATGTTCGAGACAAACTGGAATCCTGTCTGGATGAAGTAATCTACGCACTGAACGTTTACGCTGACCTGTACGGGCTTGCACCCGTCGGAGCCTATGAAGTCAATTATGATTTTGGAGACATTCTCTATGTCAGAGAAAACGATCGTGCTAGATGGTGGCAGTATGTGACTACTGGCAAAGTTCCGGCATGGTTGTATTTTGTAAAATTCGAAGGAATGACGGAAAGCGATGCGAAAGCAATGATCAAAGAAGCTCAGCCGGACGAGCCGAAATTATTTGGAGAGGAGTAAAAAGATGGCAGATAAACCAGTAACAAGGAAGAAAAATATCTTGCATATCTGACAGGTGATTACACGGGCGAAATTCCGAAGCCGATCACGAGAAAAGAGAAGTATTTATATGAATTATGCTTAAAAGGAATTGGTGGGGAGATTTCGCCGGAAGAAATCAAGAATGCAGTAAATGAGTACCTTGAAAAGAATCCGGTCAAGCCCGGAGCTACGACAGAACAGGCACAGCAGATTGAGCAGAACAAGACGGATATTGCTTCTTTGAAAGCGGATATATCCACCAAAATCACTAAATTTTATGCATCAAATCAGGGCGAAACTCATATCACTGATTCTGATGACGGAAAGATTCAAGATATGATGCTGTATGGCAAATCATCACAGGATGGAACACCAACGCCAGAGAGTCCAGTTGAGATTAAGAGCGTGGTGAATCCTATAGTTAAAGTAACAAATGAAGATGTCAACAGCGAATACGCGGTAGCACTTACAGAATTGGAGGTATGATTATGTTATATAGAACATTATTAAAACTTAAAGAGAGAAACGGACTTACAGATGATTTGAAAAATAAGATTGATGTGTTTTTTGCAGTTGGGAGAATCACAGAGGAACAGTATAATGAGTTGATGGATGTTAATAAGGAAGAAGAAACGAAAGTGGAAACTAATTAACTAAAGCAGATTGGTACTGATGATAGCAATAGATACGAGAAAATTCCTGTAAATACAAGGGTTTACTGCTCATGGACTTTTGGGACGAGGGCTTTAGTTAACGAATTGGGTAGTAAAATTGCTTATAATTAAAAACCCTTGCCAGCACAAGAACTAGCAAGGGTAAAAATTATTTGTGTTTCTTCCAAAAATCGGATACAGAAGGAGGTACATAAGTATCATTCTCAGATATTACAACTTCCGTCCGAATTTTGGAGTTATTAGGTAGAACAGGATCACCACCGTCACTAATCTCATCCGCTATTTTAAGCATTTTGATAGCTTTTTCAGAGTACGGATATTCAATACCGCAGTTCGGGCAGGTAATTCTGTCTACTGAAATTTTTTCGTTGATGTAATAGCAGCATCCACAAGTGCAATGGACTTTTAATTTTAAAAACATTTTGCGACACCTCCTTAATAGGTTGATTGTAGCATATTTTCAAAACATTTACCACGACTTTTGACGAAAGAGGTGATATACTATACTTAGTCCTGAATATTTACGCCGGATAACAGAGGGCAGTGAACAAATTGCTGAAGAACTGCATCAGTATATCATCTCTGAGATCGTGTCGAGAATGATGGCAAGAATCGGCAGAGGTGAGGACTATATTCTGACTAACGCCGATGCGTGGAGAATCAGAACGCTACAGGAATCTGGTGAACTGCTAGAGGACATTCTGGCAGAACTATCCAAATACACCAAACGTGAACAGCAGGAGCTTCTTGAAGCGTTTGAGGATGCTGGAATCACTGCAATGAATTACGATGATAAGATATATAAGGCGGCAGGATTAAGCCCTGTACCGCTCGAACAATCCCCGGCTATGATAAGGCTCATGGAACGGAATATGCTTGCGACTATGGGCGAGTGGAAGAACTTCACAAGAACAACTGCAAGTGCCGCTCAGAGGCTCTATATCGAGCAATGCGACCTTGCATATAATCATGTGATGACTGGGGCGGTTGGGTATACGCAAGCCATCAAAGAAGCAGTTAATAACGTTGTGAGTGATGGCGTTACCGTCACATATCCATCTGGCAGAAAAGACACAATCGAAACCGCAGTAGCACGTTCTGTCAGAACTGGTGTGGCTCAGGCTGCGGGAGATATATCCCTAAAACGCATGGAAGAAATGGACTGGGATTTGGTTTTGGTCAGTGCTCACATGGGAGCCAGAACGGGTGATGGTGGCGAGAACCCGGGAAATCACTCATGGTGGCAAGGTAAGATATATTCTCGTTCGGGCAAGAGCAAGAAATTTCCGCCTTTTTCATTGACCGGATATGGAACGACAAGTGGACTGTCAGGGATTAACTGTCGGCATAGCTTTGGAGCCAGTGATGGGGAATTTAATCCTTATGCAGAACTATCGGCACAGGACAAAGTTGACAAAGGCAAACAGTACGAAAAAGAACAGCGGCAACGCACTTATGAGCGAAGAATCCGCAAAACGAAGCGTGAAGTTCTTGGAATGCAAGCGGCGGTTGATAACTGTAATGACGAACAGACAAGATTTGCACTTCAGCAAGACCTTGACCGGAAGTCTTATCTTTTACAGAAACAAAATGCTGCATACAAAGATTATTGCAAGCAGAATGACCTGAGGGAACTGCAAGACCGACTTATGATTGCTAAGTGGAACCGCCAGAACGCCGCTAAAGCCAGAGGAGCGGCAAAGAGATATAAGACAGCAAAGGGGATTGACTAATGGATAGATGGGAATATTACAATCCGAATCCTGCCGGGAATCGAGTCGGAGATTGTGCTGTCCGGGCAATATGTAAAGCAACCGGGTTCGACTGGGAAACAGTATTCGCCGGATTAATGATACAGGCGTGTGCTCTGTCGGATATGCCATCAGCTAATTACGTTTGGGGCGCGTATCTCTATAAACGTGGGTACAGACGTAAGCTAATTGAACAGTCAGAACGATATATCTATACAGTCAACGACTTTTGCGCAGACCATCCGACAGGCACATACATCCTCTGCATAGACGGTCATGTAGTGACGGTACAAGATGGCAAATATTTTGACACATGGGATTCCGGTAATGAGATTCCGGTATATTACTGGGAAAAGGAGAATAAATGAGCATATCAGAATTTGTACAGATTTTCCTCTCTATCTGTGGAGGGGTGTCTATTGTCGGAGGCGCGGCAGCCGTAATTTTTAAATGGATTACTCCGGCATTTCGACTTAATAAGCGAGTAGAGACACTGGAAGAGCATGATAGACGAGATTATGAAAGTCTTCGGAGAATCGCAGAACGAGATTCATTAATTCTGGAAGTGTTATCAACCATGCTAGACAGTCAGATCAGCGGAAACAACGTCGAGGAGTTAAAAAAAACAAAGCAGAAGCTCACGGAGTATCTTGCACAGAATCAGCATTAATTGCATTAATAAGGGGTATGCTCATGAAATTATATGTGTTCACTAAGAAAGATATAGACAGATTCTTGTTAGAGTGCAATTTTACACCGGACGAAGAAAGACTGTTTCGGCTGAGATGTCAGGAACACACTCTTGAATACTGTGCAGAACAGATGAACGTGAGTATATCCACGGCGAAACGATTAAGCCGGAGGGTGAATAATAAAATAATTAAAGTGTGTTAAGACGACAATAAAAGCCCCAGGATTATCTCTCAGGGGCTTATTTTGCGTCTTTCCAAAATAGAAATATTAAAATTTGCACTTATTCAGTACTATTTCAAGAACAGTTCCGGGCGTTTTCTTAAATTTCTTCTGTATAGGAAATTCTAAGGGTGTTACCCTCGATTTCCCAAAAATAATGATCGCTGTCATATTTTTCGAGGTTTCTAACATCTTCTTTTCCCTCCTCCTTATGCCCGAGCGTAAGAAATAAAATTCTGCTCGGTGGTCTCGTCAACAAGTTCCGCCGGGATTCTCACCCAGTTCTCGCCCAGAGAATTTATAAAATCCTCTTTCTGGGACTCTGTGCCGCACAGCCAAGCTGCTGTAACTTTGGCACATCCGAAGTTTTCGGAATTGTTTCGGGCTACCTGTTTCAATTCAAATTTTCTCATCTTTTTTCCTCCGTTCTGCCCCTTGTAGGGGCTGTGTAATTGGTTTTCTTTAACTGTCTTTATTATACATCTATGTGCGTTATATGTCAAGCGTATATGTGCGTTATTTTTATTTTTTTTCTAGCCTGTCGAGCTCTGACAGAACAACATCCCTGATAAAGGCACTGTTGCTCTTGCCAAGACCGAGCTTTTCAATCCTCTCTTTAGTTCCTTTTGGAAAGACAATGTTTAGCCTATAGTTGCTGTTCTCATACTTTCTTACCGCTCTTTTCTGCGCTTCTGTTGCCATGTTAATCCCTCCTTTTTTCTCAATTATAAATCTATGTGCGTTATTACACAATACTTTTTCGATACTTTTTTGAACTTTTTAGATTGATACATCTATGCAAAAATATAATTAGAAAGGCGGTGCATAAGATGGCATTATATAACAATCCTTATCAATATAGTTTTGGTGTTCCGGGATAGATGAATCAATTTCAGCAACAGCCTGTCCAGATGCCAGCTCAACCAGTACAACAGCCCCAGCAGAATAATAGTGGCATTCTGTGGGTATCTGGCGAAGTGGGTGCAAAATCCTATCTGGTAGCACCCGGGACAAGCGTTTTACTGATGGACAGTGAAAGTGAAAAGTTCTACATAAAATCCACAGACGTTTCCGGTATGCCACAACCATTACGGACGTTTGAATACCATGAAGTAGGTGCTCAGATGCCGCCTAAGCAGTCTGTTCAGAACATGGACAGTAAATATGTCACCAGACAGGAATATGATGATTTGAAGGGCAAATACGAAGCTATCATAAACCGATTAAATTCATTTTCTGAACCTGTTAGAGCTAATACCGTGCAGGAATCAGCAGTCAAGGGAGGAAACGCAGATGAGTAATCCATTATTTAACACCCTCGGTGGTGGGATGCCACAGGGAAACGGGCCAATGCAGATGATGCAACAGTTTATGCAGTTTAAACAGAATTTTAAGGGAGACCCGAAAGCGGAAGTTGAGAAGATGTTACAGTCTGGGAAGATTTCTCAGCAACAGCTTAATCAAGTTCAGCAGATGGCAGGACAGTTTCAACACACGCTGAAAGGAATGAAATAGTACATTACAATCTGGCCAGATTGATGTAAATACACAAAAAGGAGATTATAACTATGGATGGAAATTTAACAGCATCAGACGTTGCTCTTTTAACTGGAAATAACAGGAATGATGGTATGTTTGGTGGAGATGGTAGCTGGTGGATTATTGTTTTATTCATTTTTGCTTTCTTCGGATGGGGAAACAACGGCTGGGGCAATAATGGCAACGGCGGCGGATATGCAGCCACAGCAGCTACTCAGGCAGACATTCAGAGAGGATTCGATAACTCCGCAGTAATCAGCAAACTTGACGGAATCAACAACGGCCTCTGTGATGGATTCTATGCAGTGAACAACGGTATGCTTACTGGATTTAACGGAATCAACACGAATATCATGCAGACCGGATTTGGAATCCAGCAGGCAATCAATGCTGATACTGTAGCGAATATGCAGAACACCAACGCACTCCAGGCGCAGCTTGCGAACTGCTGTTGCGAAACCAGAGAAGCTATCCAGGGCGTAAACTACAATATGGCGCAGAACACCTGTGCATTGCAGAATACGATGAACAGCAACACAAGAGACATTATTGACAGCCAGAATGCAGGAACAAGAGCGATTCTTGATTATCTTTGCAATGAAAAGATTTCTAACTTGCAGGCTGAAAACAATGACCTCAGACGTGCCGCTTCTCAGGACCGTCAGAGCGCGCTGCTCACAACTGCAATGGCTTCTCAGACACAGCAGCTTATTAATGCGATTAATCCAGCACCGATTCCGGCATATCAGGTTCCTAATCCGAACACATTTTACGGATGCGGATGTAACACTGGATGCAATTGCTGATAACTTCATATCGAGAGTATCTTTCGATTGATTCGGATGTCGGCTTATGCCGTATTACACAGAGGGGCAGGCTGAGACCTGTCCTTTTGTGATATGAAAGGGGTAAAAATTATGGCAGAATTTACAAATGTAGCTGCTCAGACGGTAGCAGCAAATGGAAATGTAGTATTTTCAAACACAGCAGTTAAAGGTTCTAACTGTATTCAGCACAGAGAGGGAAGTGGAATTATTACACTGAGAGGACTGACTAATCAGTGCAAAGCGAGATTCTTCGTGGATTTCTCCGGTAACATCGCGATTCCAACAGGCGGTACTGTCGGAGCTATTTCTCTGGCTATTGCAATTTCTGGTGAGCCGGTTCTTTCTTCTCAGATGATTTCCACACCGGCAGCAGTAGATCAGTACAACAATGTGTCCTCTGGCATCTATATTGATGTACCTCGTGGATGTTGCGTTAATATCGCAGTAGAGAACACTAGCGATCAGGCAATTTCTGTTGCGAACGCAAACATTGTCGTGACCAGAGAAGCATAGGAGGTGTGATTATGAGAGATATTAAAGACTTATGCGCAAGAATCGAAGATGAGCTGTCCAAAATCGCTGATAATGGACTGACTACTGGAAATCTGGATATGACATATAAGCTGATTGATATGTATAAAGATATCAAGAACACGCAGTACTGGGACAAGAAAGTGGAGTACTATAACACTGTCCTTGATGAGATGCGTGGTGGATACAATGACACCGATTACAGTGAACGTGGAAGAAAACGTGATAGTATGGGGAGATACAGCGCAAATGACGGTAGAATGATGCCGGATTACGACAGAGGTAGTTCTTATGCTAGACGTGGTGAACATTATGTCAGAGGGCATTACAGCCGCTCTGACGGACGAGATGCTTATGACGACTATATGATGCAGAAACAGAGCTATCGCTCCGGCAAGTCTGAAGACTGCAAAAGAAAGATGCTTGCCGCTCTGGAAGAACATCTTGACGAACTCACAACAGAAATGAGCGATATGCCAAAGGATGCAGAATGCCGGGAAGAACGTGATCTTGTCAAGAGATACGTAGAAAAACTCCGTGATATGCTCTAAAAATACAAAAGTGGTAGAGAGGTAGTTGAAAGAAATCTGTTATAATGTAATTGCGCAGCAGGAAGCACAAGTAAAACGGTTGTTTTGACATTTTCGTTTTAATCCTCCTTTCTTTAATTTAGTAGCTGGTACGCACGCTTTAACGGAAAGTTGAACAGGTTCGAATCCTGTCGTGCGTATTTGCCATCTGGCACGCAAGATGGCTCACCTCCTTGATTAAGGTTTTTGTTATTCATACTTTTCTTTTAAAAAAGAAATAAATATCCGAAACAACTCGTGGCAGGCATGACACGTTAAACACCTTGCTAACCCGGGAATCCGGGTTATGTGGAATGTACGCTAGTGGAAAACTGACAGAGTCGCACTCTGGTCTCCGGTTCGATTCCGGGCGCTCCGCTTTAATCCGCTTAGAGTTAAGCTGTTTGTATACAGGTGGTCTATGTCTCAGGTGGATTTACGCTATAGCGAAAGAAGTGAAATTCACCCCAGTTTCTTTTTAGAGGGTTGGCCGTTATAGGCGGCATGGAATGTAGCTCAGTGGTAGATCGCACTGTAAATGTGAGGTCGCAGGTTCGATTCCTGCCTTTCCGATTACCTTGCCAGTGGTCTAACTGGCTTAATCCATTTACCTGCGGCGGCAGGTCAATAAACACGACCAGGAGGATGTTATGCAGAAACTTATTGACACTTTAAAATCATTTGGAATTGAAATCCCGGAGGATAAACAGGCAGATGTAAAGAAAGCACTTTCTGAGAATTACAAGAACGCAAAGGAAGTGGCGAAAACTCTGTCAAAAGTTGAGGGAGAACGAGATAACTGGAAAGAACGTGCTGAGACAGCAGAAGAAACCTTAAAAGGTTTTGACGGTATCGACCCGGCAAATATTAAAAGTGAGTTAGAGACTTGGAAACAGAAAGCGGCAGATGCAGAGAAAGAATTCAATGCAAAAATCTACGACCGTGATTTCTCGGATGCTCTGAAAGCGGCACTCGATGACGTTAAGTTTTCCAGCGAAGCGGCAAAGAAATCAGTCATGGCAGACATCAAAGAAGCAGGATTAAAGCTGAAAGACGGCAAAATTCTCGGATTAAATGATCTGATTGAGCAGATGAAACAGTCTGATGCATCCGCTTTTGTGGACGAATCTCAGCAGCAGGCTCAGCAGAATCAGGCAAGATTTACCACTCACGTTGGACAGCAGCAGACACCGGGAAGCATGACTAAAAAAGATATCGAAGCGATCAAAGACCCGTCCGAGAGACAGGCTGCAATTGCTCAGAATATCCAGTTATTCCAGTGATTTTTTACACCGACTATACACCAGAGTATAGCCGCTAACCCAATGCCTTAATAATTAATTATGGGTAGAAAGGATTTTATATGGCAGCAAAAACAAATCTTATTATGACTAATGATATCCAGGTAACGGCACGTGAGATTGATTTTGTTACCAGATTCGAAAGAAACTGGCAGCACTTACGTGATATTCTGGGTATCATGAGACCTATCAAAAAGCAGCCGGGTGCTGTACTCAAGTCCAAATACGCAGAGGGTACTTTACAGCGTGGAAATGTTGGTGAGGGTGAGGAAATCCCTTACAGCAAGTTTACCGTAAAAGAAAAGACCTATGCGGAAATGACTATCGAAAAGTACGCAAAGGCTGTATCTATCGAAGCAATCAAGGACCACGGTTATGAGAACGCTGTTCAGATGACTGATGACGAGTTTCTTTTCCAGCTTCAGACTGATGTTACCGGCAGATTCTATGACTATCTGAAAACCGGTACACTTACTTCCACAGAAACAACATTCCAGATGGCTCTGGCAATGGCTAAGGGTCGTGTTGAAAACAAATTTAAACAGATGCACAGAAATGTGACTGGCGTTGTTGGATTTGTCAACATTCTGGACGTATATGAATATCTCGGAGCAGCTGAGATCACTATTCAGAATCAGTTCGGATTCCAGTACATGAAGGACTTTATGGGATTCAATACAATCTTCTTACTGTCCGACAGCGAGATTCCGAGAGGACAGGTTATTGCTACCCCTGTTGAGAACATCGTACTTTACTATGTAGACCCGAACGAGTCTGACTTTGCGAGAGCAGGTCTTGTGTATACCGTATCTGGCGAAACAAACCTGATCGGATTCCACACTCAGGGCAACTACCACACAGCAGTTTCCGAAGCGTTCGCAGTTATGGGACTGACTCTTTTTGCAGAGTACATTGATGCAATTGCAGTAATTACCATTGACGAAACACCAACGCTCGGCACTCTGACAGTAACATCTGCGGAAGGAACAGCAACTGGTGATACAAAAATCACTGTAAATCCGGCTAAAGAAAACGCTGGCAATGTGTACAAGTACAAAGTTGGTGCATCTGAAACAGCTGTAACTTATGGCCAGAATCTCAGAAACTGGACTACATGGGACGGAAAAGCCGACATTAAGGCAGCAACCGGGCAGAAGATTACAGTGGTTGAGTGTGATGGAACATACAAAGCGCTGAATGCCGGAAGTGCAAGCGTAACAGCAAAATGACAAACGTAGGAGGTAACTGGCATGGCTTATGCAGATTATGAATTTTACACAACTTCATATTTCGGTTCAGTCGTGCCAGAAACCGACTTTCCACGACTGGCAGAAAGAGCCAGTGATTTTGTGGATACAATGACATTTGACAGGTTGGTGGACGGACTGCCAACAAACGAACGCTCACAGAAGCGTATCAAAAAGGCAGTCTGTTCATTGGCTGAATTAATGTATCAGATTGAGCTTGCCGAGAAGAATGCTACCAATGCCGCTGCGAGCGGTACATCAACTGCAATCGGGACCGGTGGTAGCACGACAGGCATTGTAACATCTGTATCATCTGGCAGCGAATCCATCTCTTACGCAACGCCCCAGCAGAAAGCATCGGGCGCAAAAGAGTGGAGTGCAGTGTATGCCGCCGCCGGAGATGTGCAGAAAACGAACGACTTGCTTCTTAAGACAGCATTGCCGCTTCTGATGGGAGTAAGGACGGATGATGGAGTACCGATATTATATGCGGGGGTGAGAGTATGAAATATGTGCGAAAAAAACCGACTATAGTTGAAGCTATTCAATGTTTTACCACTCCTGAAGGTATAGCTCAAATTGAAAAGTTTGTTGGCAATTCGGTAAAAATCAATAACAATCTTAACTCACCGAACATTGAGATTTCTACATATCCTGCTCCATTTAGGGATGGCGAAATGGTTGATTCAGTACTCATAGAGCCCGGAGACTACGTCTTGCGTGATGAAGAAGGATATTTCGATACAATGACAAAGGATGAGTTTGAAGAAGAATTTAAAGAGGTATCTGAATAATGGACATTTCAACATTAGGCTCATGTATCGCAATCGTTATGATTTGCTACATCGTAGGAATGGGCTGTAAAGCATCAAAAAGAATCTCTGATGAATGGATTCCAGTAATCATGGCGGTTATTGGCGGAATTCTCGGAGCTGTCGGAATGGGAGTTATCCCGGATTTCCCGGCATCGGACTATATCACAGCGGTTGCGGTCGGTATGTTTAACGGATTATCGGCTACTGGCGTGAATCAGGTTATTAAGCAGATAACGCAGAAAGAATAATATTAAGGAGAGGGTATCATGTACGAAAAAACGGTGACGATTTTTGATTATTATGAATCAGCCACGACAGGAGATGCGTACTGGTATCCTCATGTTTTATCTGGCGTTGACCTGATTACGGACAAAGGAGCAATCCTTAAAAAGTACGGGCCAGACGCAACTGACAACGCACAGTTACACATCCGTTATACTGTCCAGAATGGCGATATAACCATTACTGACAAGAATGGCAAGATTCTTCCATGGGTGCCAGTTAAAGAGTGGAAAAGGCAGATTAACAACGCTCTGGAAGACACTATCACATTCTCGGACGAGTCATTCTTCTGGGAGGGTGAGTGGACTGGTGGAACGGTATCTGATGGTGATTATCGGAATGGATTCTACCAGTACATGAACGAGAACAAGGATAATGTGTTTAAGATTACCAGTGTAGGCGGTCCATATACACTGATTCCACACTTTGAGATTCTAGGTAAGTGATATGAGTAAGATTCATCATTTTAAAGGATTCTCCGTAGTCGATGGAGATATGAAAATCAAGTTAAATATGGACAGGTTCTCCAGACAGTACCAAGAAGCCCAGTATCTCCTTGATGGAATGGTTATGGACAGTATGGTGCCGTTTATGCCGATGATTACAGGGGACTTTATCAACCGAACAAGAGTTGAGAGTACATCCTTACAAGGAACTGGGAAAGTATGCGCGGCGGCGGCTCCTTATGGACGTTTTCTGTACGAGGGGAAAGGAATGGTTGATGAAGCAACTGGAAGTCCCTGCGCAAGACGTGGAGCAAAGAAAGTTCTCGTTAGTCAGTTTTCTGGTCGGACAGCCGCAAAGGAAAATCTTGAATACACCAAACAGGCTCACCCACGGGCACAGGCAAAGTGGTTTGATGCCGCTAAACGGCAATATGGTGACACATGGGTTCGCAAAGTAAAAGCACAGGCAGGAGGTGGCAGGCATAGCAGATAAACCTATCGGAAAAGACGCAACCGGATACGAAATTCTGACAGATGCCATGAAAGCACTTCTGAACCAGTATCCGGGACTGTATGAAAATGAAACAATCAAGTTTGAAGAACTTGGCAAGGAATCAGGAATTGCGTTCTCGGCAGATAATGGAGCTTTGATTTATTCAGAAAAAGAAGATGTTTGTGGCGTAATGCACCAGGTATGCCAGTACCCATTTTATGTAGTATACCGTACAGCATCCGACAAGGAACGACAGAAGCTATCTGTTCAGAAGTTTCTTGACAATCTCGGTAAATGGATATGCCGAGAACCAGTTATCATAAATGGCTCTGAGACACGTTTAAATGCGTTTCCTGAGCTTTCTCAGGGGCGAGTGATAAAACGTATCACCCGTGATAATTCCTATGGTTTAGAACCACAGGAGAGTGGTGTACAGGATTGGTTATTACCATTAACGGTACGCTACGAAAATACTTATGAAGTAATATAACAAGTAACAACCAGCTATCAATCGGAGATAGTCGCTAACCTACACAGCCTTTTAAAAGTTATAGGCAGAAAGGACATTTCTATGGCAGTTACAGGCAAAATTGACCGTAAATATATGGCTCATTATATCGATGCAGGTTCTCTCTGTGGAGGACTGACACCGAAGTATGAACGTCTTGGAAAAGATCTGGAAGAGTACAATGTTGAACTCAATCCAGACACCGAAACCTCTAAAAACATTCTTGGAGAATCCACATTCAAACATAACGGCTACGAAGTTTCTTCTGACGCTGATCCATTCTATGCAGACACTACTTCTGATCTGTTTACAGCATTACAGAAGATTGTAGATGGACGTCTCAAAGACGATAACCTCAAAACAAAAGCAGTTGAGGTTCACCTTTGGACAGAAGCCACAGCAGGCAAGTATGAAGCATATCAGCAGGACTGCTACGTTGTGCCGACCTCCTACGGCGGTGATACATCTGGCTATCAGATTCCGTTTACCGTCAATTATACCGGCGAACGAGTAAAAGGAAAATTTGATATCAGTTCCGGCACATTTACAGCTGACAGCGAATAATTTTTAGGAGGATATAGAAAATGGCAAAAACAATTAATACAAACATTGATGATGGATTTCTTCTTTTCACATTCACAAACAAACAGGGTGAAGTGTTCTCTTCATTTAAGCTGAACCCTACCGACATTAACGTTGCAGCAAGAGCGGAAGAATTGGAAACTTTCTTTGAGCAGGCTCAGGAATCTGTTAAAAATGTTTCTTCCAGCAAAGAGATGGCTGAGATTAATAAGCAGATTGAGGACAAAATCAATTATATGCTCGGATATGAAGCATCTAAGGATTTATTTAAAGAACCAATTACCGCAACAACTGTTTTTGGAAATGGTCAGGTATTCGCTTATATCGTCCTTGACAAAATCAATGAAGCACTTACTCCAGAGATTGAAAAGAGAAAGAAAAAAATGCAGGAAGTGGTCAATAAGTACACGGAGAAGTATACAAAATGACCGCCTATGAGTTGCCCACCTCACTAAATATCAGTGGGGTGGATTTTTCTATCAGAACGGATTTTCGAGTAATTATTGACATTCTGGTCGCCATGAATGACCCAGAATTGGACGAACAGGCGAAAGCTGTTGTTATGTTACAGATTTTGTTTGAGGACTGGCAAAGCATACCCCTGGAACATCTTACAGAAGCTTGTCAGAAAGCTTGCGAGTTTATTGATTGTGGTCAATTCGATGATATCCCGAACAAGCCCAAACCCCGTTTGATGGACTGGGAACAGGATGGAGATATGATCGTTCCGGCTGTGAACAAGGTTGCTGGTAAAGAAATCAGATCAGTACCTTATATGCACTGGTGGACGTTTTTTGGATACTTTATGGAATCTGGCGAGTGCCTGTTCAACACCGTAGTTGGAATCCGGTCAAAAAAAGCAAAGGGCGAAAAGTTCGATAAATGGGAAAAGAAATTCTATCAAGAGAATAAAAACATAATTGACATAAAAACACGTCTCAGCGACGAGGAGCAAGCTTATAAAGATAAGCTGAATGAGATGTTGAACCTCAAATAGTTAGGAGGTGGACACATGGCTGCTGATGGCTCAGTCATTATTGATACCAGAATGGACACATCAGGCGTGCAAAACGGCGTATCAGCAATCAGGCAGTCTTTTAACGGACTTGGCAGCGTAGTAAAAAAAATAGGCGCACTGATTGGCGGAGTATTTACGATTGGAAAACTGACGCAGTTCGGTAAGGAATGCGTAGAACTCGGCTCTAACCTTGCCGAAGTGCAGAACGTGGTCGATGTTACATTCACAACCATGTCGGACAAGGTAAACGAATTTGCAAAGAATGCTATGACCTCTGCCGGACTCTCCGAAACAATGGCAAAACAATACACTGGTACTTTTGGAGCTATGGCAAAAGCCTTCGGATTCTCAGAGGAGCAGGCGTATAATATGTCTACTCAGCTGACTCAGCTTACAGGCGATGTTGCATCTTTCTATAATCTCGATCAGGAAGAAGCATTCATAAAGTTGAAGAGCGTTTTTACGGGCGAAACGGAAACACTCAAAGACCTCGGCGTGGTAATGACCCAGTCGGCACTTGACCAGTATGCACTTGCAAATGGCTACGGAAAAACAACATCCGCCATGACCGAACAGGAGAAAGTGGCTCTCCGCTTGGCTTTTGTACAGAAACAGTTGTCTGCCGCATCTGGTGATTTCATTCGAACATCTGACTCATGGGCGAACCAGGTCAGAGTGATGCAGTTACAGTTGCAATCTCTCAAGGCAACAGTCGGACAGGGATTAATCAATCTCTTCACTCCCGTTTTGAGAGTTATTAATATTTTGCTGGGCAAACTGGCAAGTCTGGCAAATGCTTTCAAGTCATTTACGGAATTAATCACCGGAAAGAAATCATCTGGCCAGACAGGCGCAAGTGGTGCAGGTCTTGTCGGAACAGATGCAATAGCTGATACGGCAGACCAATATGGAGATGCTGCCGACAATGCCGAAAAGCTGGCAGATGCGACAAATGATACAGCAGATGCAACTAAGAAAGCTACTAAGGCGGCAAAAGGATATCTTAGTCCTCTTGACGAAATAAATAATTACTCAACGGATAAAAGCACAGATTCATCGTCAAAAGTACCGGGCGCAACCGGCGGACTTGCAGATCAGATGAAAGATGCTGTACAAAATGTTGATTATGGAAAATTGGCAGAGGGTGAGACAGTTCTTGATAAAATGTCAAAACCGCTAAAAAAGATAATCGACAGATTTAAACAGTTGGCTAAGTTAATCGCAAAAGGATTCTGGGATGGATTAGGAGATTACGAACCAATTCTTGACGGAATAAAAAAGGATCTCGATTCCATATGGAAATCTTTAAAGGATATCTTCACTGATTCAGAAGTTGCTAAAGCAGCAAATAATTTTTTCGATTCATTCGCATATGCAATTGGACAAGTTGCCGGCTCATTTGCCAGAATCGGATTAACAATTGCGCAAAACATTATAGGCGGAATCGAAAAGTTTTTAAAGCAGAACACGCAAAGAATAAAGAACTATCTGATAGATATGTTCAACATCGGTGCTGAAATTTCGAAAATCGCAGGAAATCTTGCAGTTGCTTTCGCTGATGTTTTCTCAGCTTTTGGCGGAGAAACTGCGCAGCAGATTACTGCTAATTTAATCGGAATCTTTACTGAAATTGGAATGGTTCTTACGGAAACAGCCGCAAAACTTGGCAGAGACATCCTTAACATGATTGCGCAGCCTTTTATCGACAACAAAGACATTTTGAAGTCAGCAATTGAGGGCAGCCTCGGAGTAATAGAAACTGTAACAAGTGGGGTCTTAACAGTTGTTCAAAACCTTAGTGATGCAATATCGAGGCTATACGATGAGCACGTAAAGCCGTTCTTTGATTCTATAGCGAATGGATTATCAAGCATATTTGAGACTCTGATAACTGGATATAATACGTACGTTCTTCCTGTTTTTCAAGGACTAGCAGAACAAATCAAAGGGCTATTAGAGGGACCATTAGGGGATGCGATTTTAAAGATAGAAACATTTCTCGGAAAACTCATTGATTCTCTGAAACTTCTGTGGGAGTCGGTGTTAGTTCCTTTAATTAACTGGATAATCGCGAATTTGCTTCCGGTTGTTGCAAAGATAATTGATGTTGTAGGCACCGTAGCGATAAAAGTCATAAAATCATTAATTAAAATAATTGGTGATGTAGCAGATACACTGAGTGGAATTATTGATTTTCTTGTTGGCGTTTTCACGGGAGACTGGGAACTGGCTTGGCAGGGAATAAAAGAGATTGCGGATGGAGCATGGAGTTTTATCAAAGATGTTGTGTCAGGTGCGTGGGAGATAATTAAAACCGTAACAAAAGGCGCGTTGAGTATAATAAAGAGCATCATCAGCACTGCTTGGAATGCGATTAAAGCATTGACTTCAACAATCTGGAACGCAATTAAAAAGACCCTTTCTGGTCTTTGGAACTCTCTTAAATCCACAGCCAGCACAGTATTTAATGCAATTAAAACTAAAGTTGTAGGCGTATGGGACAGCGTAAAGAACAAGACATCAAAAACATGGGAAAACGTAGCTACGTTCGTATCTGATAAAGTAGAAGCGATAAAAAATGCTATCACTAATAAGTTTAATGCCGCCAGAGATGCAGTCAGATCTGCGTTTGAAGGCATTGTTGATTTTATTAAAGCTCCGATCAATCAAGCAATCAGCATTATTAATAATGCAGTTGGAATGATTAATAATGCAATTGGTGGAATTGAATCTGCATTTTCCTTTGGACCCTGGACTGTTCCAACACCGTTTGGTTCAAAGACTATTGGATTTCATGCGACATTTCCACGTATCGGAACTATCCCATATCTGGCCAGTGGTGCAGTTATTCCGCCACGAAGCGAATTCCTTGCGGTATTAGGCGATCAGAAAAAAGGCAATAACCTGGAAGCACCGGAGAGCCTGTTGCGTCAGATCGTCCGGGAAGAATCAGGAAAAGGGCAGGGAGATGGAAATACTTACAATGTTACAGTTAATGCATCTGGCAAAAAATTGTTAGACATTATCATTGATGAAGCAGAACTTAGGAGACGTAGAAATAGCGGTCAGAATCCATTCTTGTTAGGAGGTGTGTAAATGGCACAGGAACAGTTTAAGATTGACGGGGTCATTATAAAGGCCCCTGACACATACAAACCGGTGTTCGCAACTACATCAACGGAAAGCTCTAAGAGAAGTCAGGATCTTGTTATGCATAACACGCCAATGGGGACTATCGCCGGATATGACATGGAATGGGGCGAGCTTAAATGGGGAGAGATTGCGAACATTCTAAATTTAATGATTAATAAAAGTCAGTTCACTTTTCATCATAAAGACCCTCGAACACCCGGCGAATGGATTGACAAAACGTTCTATGCATCTAATTTCAACATGGCAGCACAAACGCTCAAAGACAATGAGGAACGATGGACAGGATTAACTATTAACGTAAGGAGCATTCGACCGGTATGATTAATGTTACAAATCAGTTAAAAACAGAATCTCTCTCAAATAGTAACTATTATGTTACGGCGAATGCGGTGCTGCGTGATGGGACAACTTTAAACCTGGAAAAAGAAGATTTCTACCTTGATGGAAACGGAATTGTAGATTCTTCTGATTCCGGGGACTTCCCGATAGGTGTAGCCATCGAAAAAACAGCAACATTGGCACTGGTCAATGATGATGATAGGTTCTCTGACTACAACTTTGCCGGGGCGCAGTTTACTCTATTTTTAAATTTGCAACTGTCTGATAGATTGGAAATCATTCGCCGTGGCACATTTATTGTGTTAAAAAAACCCGCCACGTCCGATGAAATTAACCTCACTTTGCTGGACTATATGAGTAAGGCAGAGACGGACTACAAAACAAATCTTATCTTCCCATGCTCTGCCAGAGAGGTTTTAGAAGATGCCTGTCAGCAGACCGGGATTGTGTTAGGTGACGCAACATTTAAAAATGCAGACTATCAGGTGCAGAAGAAGCCGGAGAACACCACTTTTAGAGCAGTAATCGGTATGGTTGCAGCTCTGGCAGGCGGCAATGCTCGCATTGATGAGAATGATAATTTGCGAATCATCACTTTTGACGATGATGCAGACACTATTACATTAGAAACGGTTCCATGGTACGACATTAATGGAAGTGCTATTCTTGACATCGAAAGTAACGAGATCGAGACAGTTCTTGAACGAAAAGGATTTAAACTAAATGCTATCAGGAACCTTACTTATGATGTTGACGATGTAGTTGTTACTGGAGTCAAGTATACAGATAATGAGACGGAATATAAGTACGGTACAGACGGGTATGTCATCACGATCGACAACAAGCTTCTGAGTGGCAATGAACAGACGGGCATTGACCTGATTGGAAAAGAACTTGTCGGTATGAGATTAAGACCGTTCTCTTGCGACAGCACAGCGATTGGATATGCCACATTTGGAGATAGGGTCACATTTTCCGACATTAAAGGCAATATTTACTATTCATATCTGACAGATGTGGACTTTACTTTTTCTGGAAGTACAAGTCTTTCTTGCAATGCAAAAAGCATGGAGGACATCAATGCTGACTATCCAGATAGTATGCAGGTCGAGGTCGACAAAATAAAGAAAGATTCTGAGAAAAAGATTACTGCCTATGATGCAAAGCTAAAGCAGATGAACGAACTAGCAGCCAACACCCTTGGGTTTTACTATACAGAAGAAGCTCAGACAGACGGTTCCACGATTTCATATAGGCATGACAAACCCACACTTGCTGATTCTAAGGTGATATATAAGACGGGTGCTGATGGATTCTTCTTATCAGTAGACGGAGGTCAGACTTGGAAAGCTGGATTTGACAGTAACGGCGATGCAGTGCTGAACATTCTGTATGCCATCGGTATACAGTCGGATTGGATCAACACAAGAGGATTCACGGCAAAAGACAATGACGGGAATATTACGTTCCGTATTGACGCAGAGACAGGGGCCGTCAATCTTAATGCCACGGAACTTACAATCAAAGGGAAAACACCAGAAAATGTGGCAAATGCCGAGGTTGAGAAGTTCATTACAGAGGTGTATTCTCCACAGATTAAGGTTCTTCAGGAGCAGATTGACGGACAGATAGAAGCATTCTTTGGAGACTATGTTCCTGATGGCAATAATGAACCGGCATCCACTTGGACAGATGATACAACTAAAAAGAAACATTTAGGTGACCTGTTTTATATCGTAAACAACGAAGAATATGGTGGTCAGGCTTACAGATATGCAAAGATTAACGGTGAATACAAGTGGGACTATGTAAAAGATACTGCGGTGGTTAAAGCTCTGGCAGATGCGGCAAAAGCTCAGGACACGGCGAATGTAAAGAAAAGAATATTTGGAGCGGAACCAGTACCCCCTTACGACATTGACGATTTATGGGTCCAGGGAAAAGTAGGGGACATTCTCAAATGTCAAAAGGCAAAAGCAGAAGGTGCAAGTTATGACGCCGATGACTGGGTGAGGGCATCTAAATATACAGATGATTCTGCAATCACAGCATTTATCAAGGGCGTTTTTGCCGATACGATCGAAAGCCTTCAAGAACAGCTTGATGGTAAGATTCAGACCTGGAGCCAGGATACAGACCCGGCGCTTGAATGGACAGAAACAGAAGAGATTCCGTGGACAGATGTTGATGGCAATTCCATTCTGGACGTAGGTGGAAATGAGATTTTAATTGTCTGGGAAAAAGGCAAATATATCCACAAAGGAGACCTTTGGCAGAATACCACGAACAACACGCGCTGGCGGTGGGACGGGGACAAATGGATTGAGCAGGAAGCACCAGATTATCTATTTGATAAGATTGACGGGAAAGCGGCAGTTTATTTTGAACAGCCCAAGCCACCATACAACATGGGAGATTTCTGGGTTACATCAAAGGCAGATGGCGAAGCATCTATCAAAACAGCAGTCAGAAGCCGAGCGGACGGTGCATTCACTGACACTGACTGGATTGATTTCAAATATGTGGACAAAACTGACATTGATAATGCGGTTAAGGAGTATGATACAAGCCTTGGTCAGGATGAGGTATTTAATAAGCTGACAAACGGTGGCGAAGACCAGGGGATTTATATACAGGACAAGAAACTGTATATCAATGCAAATTACATCCTTGCAGGACTTTTAGCGGGCAAATTTATCAATGCCAAAGGCATAAAGGTTATTGATAAGGACAACCAAACAACCTTATACATTGATGATAACGGGAAAGTTTATATTCTTGCCACCGAATTTTCTTTGCAGGGCAAGAGTGTATCCGATATTGCCACGGGTGCGGCTGCGGAAGAAGCGAAGAAATATAAGACTCTAAATGTAACATTATCGAATGAGTATCAGGGTATTCCAACGGATGCGGAAGGCAATTACACAGCATTCCCTGAGTGTAAAACGACGGTGACGGCGTTGTATGGCGATGAGAATGTTACAAACAACGCAACTATAACGTTTACTGCCGGAAGCGGGGTTACGGGTTCAAAATCAGGAGCAACATATACAGTAACGGCACTTTCATCTGATACAGGAATTATTACCGTGTCAGTTTCTTATAATAACCTCTCTGTTGAGAAGCAGTTTACAATTACAAAACAGAAACAGGGTATTCAGGGATTACAGGGTATTCAGGGAATAAATGGAAAAGACGGAATAAGCGGAAAAGACGGTCAGGACGGAAAGACATCTTATTTTCATATCAAATATAGTTCTGTTGCGAACCCGACTTCTTCCAGTCAGATGAGTGAAACGCCAAGTGCCTATATTGGCACTTATGTGGACTATACAGAAGCGGATAGCGACGACCCTGGAAAATACACATGGAGTCGATTTGAAGGCAAAGACGGGGCACAAGGAATCCCTGGAACAAATGGAGACAACGGGCAAACATCTTATCTCCATATTGCTTATGCGACCAGTTCTGACGGAAAAACAGGTTTCTCAGTGTCTGATAGCGCAGGCAAGACTTACATCGGGCAGTATACCGATTTTAAAGAGAATGATTCTACAAATCCAAGTGATTACAGCTGGACGAAGATAAAAGGCGATACTGGAAACGGCGTATCTGTAATTGTGCAACATTACCTTGCTTCTTCAATTTCATCAGGTGTGACAACATCCACATCAGGTTGGACGGAATCCGTGCAGACGCCAACATCATCTAAAAGATATTTGTGGAATTATCAGACAACCACATACACGGACGGAACGAGTGTGAACACTACTCCACATATTATCGGTGTATACGGAGAAAAAGGCGATGATGGCAAAGACGCGTCAGATATGACCCAGTTGGAAATATTTAATAAATTAACCAACAACGGGGAAACACAGGGATTATATCTTCATGACAACAAGGTGTATCTGAATGCCTCGTATATTGACACCGGGTATCTGGCTGGATGGGAAGTTGGATATAGGAAGCTTTCAGCAAGTGGCACGTATGGAGAAGTAACGCTAGACGCTTCAGCTGGAGAGATCTATTCAAAGACGAATACAGGAGTATATGTGCCGGGGTACGGGACACTGTATGGAACACGAATTAGAGGAATTAATCTTTATACAGGAACTGTACACGCAAGCTCAGCCTCGTTTAATACTAGCGTTTCTGCGGACAGTATTTCGGCATCAAAAAAAGTTAAAGCAGGCACGCACGTAGAAGCCAGTGGTCATTTCTATAGCATCGGAACGGGGACAGACCTTGCGGATTTAAGTGTCCGAGGGACAAAGAAGAGGATTTTTCCAACAAAAAACTATGGTACACAGGCGTTTTATTGCTACGAAATGGCATCCCCCATGTTTGGAGACATCGGAAAAGCATCCATATCAGAAGACGGCACATGTCTGATAGACATAGATGACATATTCCAAGAATCTACTAATGTAAGGATTGAATATTATGTGTTCTTGCAAAAGGAAGGAGATGGAGATTGTTGGGTAGACCAAAAAGAACAGACATATTTCACTGTAAAAGGTACTCCAGGACTTAAATTTGCGTTTGAAATCAAAGCGCGTCAAGCTGACTATGAGCACATACGTTTTGCTGATGCAAGCGAAACAGCTTACGATAGGGCAATAGACACAGATATGCCAGAGCCAAACTACAGCAAAAGTCTTGAAGTATCAGAGCCAGATTATGAAAAAGAACTTCTTAATAACAGGGAAAAAATTATTGACGAAATGGAGAATGTATCATGAAAAAAATTCTTACAAGTTTTATGAATCTTAGTACTGGAGAGGGAAGCCGTATTGCTTACACTTATTCTGAAGTAAACGAAGAAACAGGAGAAGTTGTAAGCCAGAACAACAAAGGCAATTTTCTTGTACTAGATGAAGATATACAGGCTCATCTTGATGCAGTCAAAAAATATATCCGAGACAAATATTTAGCATAAGGAGGAAACAGCCGTGCCAAAATGGACAGATTGCACAATAAAAGCAGACCCTGCAGATAATGATGAAGTAATGGTACTTGATACCGCAGGTAAAGCAAACAAACGTCTTGGTTTGTCGACGTTGTCAGATTGGATTATAGGAAAGATTGCAAACAAGGTATTTGAAAATTTGCAGACACAAAACAAGACAATTCTGGGGGCACTTAATGAATTAAATAGTAAGACGTCCCTATTAGGTGAAAGCATTGGAACAATAAATGTTAAAAACCTTAATGATATTTATGATGGAATTTATTTTTACAATGGTTGGGGATGGGATTTGAAACCACCAACAAACGGTACAGTACCATTTATTAATGACACTGGGATATGGATACGAATGACCCTAGATGTATCTACTGTTGATATAGTCATAGCAGGTAAAGATGCAAAAATATATACTTCGAAAAACAAAGCTGATTCATGGACTGCAAAATAGTAATTTTCCCTCTTCCCATTTGATTCACTAAAAATTTCATAAAAAACTACCTCTCAACCCTGACCGTAGTTAGCCTCTTCGTGAGGCTGTGAGTTGAAATAACAGAAAAGGAGCAACACGATATGACAAACGAACAGAAAGCAGTTCTTAGGAAGATTATTTATGCGGCCGAAACCGGCGGACAGGTTTACGGACAACAGGATTATTCGGACTTCACGGAAGCCTACACCAATTCTTCTGATGAACACGCAATCACAATTGGAGCAGGAGCGTGGTACGGAACCGAAGCCAAAACACTTCTGGAACGAATTTACAATGCCGACCCGGAGCAGTGGGAGAAGATAGACAAGGTCAGACTTCTGGAACAAGTTCAGACCGCAAACTGGGAATGCTTTAATATTTCCAGAGTGTCACAGCTTGCCGATACCATAGTTACCCTTATTTCGTCCGATTTGGGCGTTAAATGTCAAGATAGCCTTATGGATGAACAATTAGCCACCTATGCAGAAGAAGCCCTTAAACAGGGCGTTACGGACGCTAGAGCGCAAGCTATGTGTGTGAACTTTAGACACCAAGGCGGACAGGGAGCAGTAACGAGGATTCTGGCAAAGACTCAGAAGCCATATACGCTCGATAATCTCTATGCAGCTTGTCAGACGGACACAGAGAACCAAGTTGGGGCATACGAGAGCAGGCAGAGATTTGTTTATGGCGCATTAAAAACATATTTTCCAGAAAGTGAGGAAACAGGCATGAACGCAATTGATAAATTAATCCAGATCGCAAAGAATGAAATCGGATATCTTGAAAAGGCAAGCAATAGTCAACTTGATAGCAAGACAGCAAATGCCGGTTCGAACAACTATACGAAGTATTGGCGAGACATTAAGCCATCATATCAAGGACAGCCTTGGTGCGCAGCATTCGTGAGTTGGTGTTTTATGGAAGCATTCGGACAGGAAAAAGCAAAGAAACTGTTGAAACACTGGCCCTATGTTTACTGCCCAACACTTGGTAATCTGTTTACAAGGAACGCTAATCCAAAGATTGGCGATATTGTAATCTTTTATCGTAACGGAACTTTTGCTCATACCGGCATCGTAACGGCTGTAATCGGAGACAGGTTCTATACCATCGAGGGAAATACTTCTGGCGCATCTGGAATTATTGCAAATGGCGGCGGTGTCTGCGCAAAGAGTTATCTTAACAGTCAGATGCCCGGAACTAAGTTCTGCACACCGGATTACAGTATTGTATCTGATACATCACAAACAGGAGAGAAATATATGTTTAATCCAGAGACAGTAAAAGCAGGAGACAAAAACACATCTGTACTCCTCCTACAGGAAATTTTAAGAGCCAGAGGTTTTAAAGGTAAAAACGGCAAAGTTTTGAAACTTACATGGGCAGCAGATGCGAACACGATTTACGCTCTAAAAGCTTATCAGGAATCCAGAAAAAAAGTTCTGGAAGTGGACGGAATCTGTGGACCTGCCACATGGAAAGATTTGATTGCCATATAAAAACATCCCGGGGTTAATTCCCCGG